CCCGTCTTCACGCTGTCGTCCTTGCGGTCCACTTCGAATTCAATGCGGATCGGGACAAACGATCGGTTCAGCAGCATGCGATCTACAACCGCCTGTAGCTCAGCCATGTTGCTGGTGGGATGCCACCTACCCCATATGGTCTTGCTCTTGCGGGAGTTGGTCTCGTTCGCTCCCTGGCTGTCGGTGTTGACCGTGACAAAGCCGGTCCGGTAGTTGCCAACATCGTCCAGCTTCTTTGTGGGGTCCACCTGCCCCATCGTCACGTACACTTCGTTGAGCAAGCGGTCGCTGTCGTCCAGGCACTGGATTGATCCGCTGATGATGTTGGCGTCGTCGGTCATCGTTCCGACCACCTCATCGATGTCCGGCGGCCTGACGCAGCGATAACGGATAAGGCTGGATTCCTCATCCCACCAGATCGCCCAGGTCGACGTTTGAGGCATCAGCTCGTCAAAGTGCTTCTTGACGCCTTCCGGCTCACAGACGAGGCGCGTCAGGCGGAATCCCGCAATCCAGGTGACGGCCTCGCTCTCCCACTCGCTGTAGGGGATGTAGCTGCTGTCGATACCGGCACCGTCCTCCAGCAGCACGACAAACACATCGATCGGGCGCATGGACTTGAAGTAGGCGCACTTCTGCACCTTGTCGCCTGCGTCGTGGTCGGCGCGGGTCGTGCTGTACTGGTCAAATCCGCCGAAGGTCAGGCCGGACAGCCGCACGCCGCCGGTGATCGTGGCGACGGTCGTATACTTGATGATCTCGTCGCCGATGCGGATCGCGCTGAATGACGGCTCGAACGACTGGATGTCGTATTCGGTCGTCCGGTCGGTGACGATGTCGATCGATGTGGGCGTGGATCCGGATGCCAGCGATGCGGACAGCACGCCGGTCGAGCGCGGCGGGTATTCTGCGGAGTCGTCGTCGGCCAGCTTGAGCGGGTCTTTGGCGACGATGGAGACGCTGCCATGTCCCCAACCCTTCATCTCCTGCTCGATGTACTCCATGCGCTTGCAGTTCGCGAGGTCGAACGGGGTGTGCACGAAGCCGCGATACCAGACCAGCTTGCGGCCCTGACCGAACGGCCAACGCGTCCGGAAGCGCGGCCAGAACGTACCGCGCTGCATCGGATCATAGCCCCGTGTCGCAACGTAGGGGTCCAGCCCGATGTCGTCATGCGGTGCGTCCAGCAGGGTGAAGGTGACGCTGGAGCGCTTGCCCAGACCGTTCTCCGGATCCGGCTCGGCGGAATCGGAGCGCACGGACTGCAAAAACGGGATCATGCCCGATGGGATAACGCTGGCCGGGGTGCAGAACGAGACGGTGAAGTCCTCCGGGTTGTAGTTCGCCCGGCTGCGGCAGGTCGCCCAACTGTTGACGCAGGTGCTGGTGGCCGTGCAGGGCGCAACCCCGTTGGTCAGCGTGCAGCGTTCGCGGGTGATCTGGAGGATATCGATGCGCTCGCGCCCTGCGGCCGCTTTCAGGCTGTCATAGGACATGCTTCGGGCCTTCCAGCTTCAGTTGCAGGCGCATGCAGTCCACTTGCGAATAACTCGCCTTCGGGTCGCCGACGACAGCGCCGTAGATGACATGAGAGGCGAAGTCGGCCAGGTTCCACGCGAAGAACACGCCGACCTCGCGGATCAGAAGACGGATCGGCATGTAGGTGTTGTTGATCCAGTCCGGGTCGATCAGATCGAAGTTCAGTGTCTCGTCGATGCGCTGGCTCTCGACCTGCGTTCCCAGGATTTGTCCGGTGACGCTGATGGCGTTGCCCAGCTTCTCGTTCGGGTTGAAAAGCGCCGGCTCATAGCCGACCGGGATTCCGACCGGGATCTGTGTCGATGCGCCGCACTTGATGACGGCGACATCGGACGCGGCGGAACAGGTGATGCGGATTTTCGCGGCGGACTTGCTGGGGAACAGCCACAGGATGCAGCCAGGCGTCGTGCGCGAGAGCGTTGTCCCGATGGCGACCCATGCCGACCCGTTCCAGTACTCAAGGTCGTAATTGCCGGACGCAGATTTCAGGTAGGCCGCGACGTAGTCGAACGACTTGGAGCTGCCGAAGTCTGCAGTCACGGTGGCTGGAAACGCCGACGGCGTCCATGCGCTGTAGGTGGTCAGGTTCTTGACCGGCGCAGGAGTCCCGGATGTCGCGGTGACAGTGGCGCTGCGCACTTCGTCGGCCACGAACAGGCGCGGCAGGAAGCGGTCGGCCGTCGTGATTCCGGAGTCGATGTAGGTGCTTGTCATGCTGTCACAAACTCCACTCGGCCAAACTTCGCCCCATCCGCCACACGGTCGCCCATCGCCTTCATCAAGTCGGCAACGTCTTCATCGTCCCAGCCGCGACGACCCCGGCGCTCAATGCGGAAGTCTACGACTTGCGGTCGGGGTTGCGGTGTGGCCGGGGTGAGTCCTGAGGTATCTGGCCCGGAAGACGATGGCGACACGCCGCCAGCCGCCGATCCTGACGAATTTAGGCTGCGGATGGAGTTTGCCAGACCAAGTCCCGTTGCCAGAACTTGCGCCACGGCGGCGAACTTGGCGAAGAAGGGAACGGACGGGTCTGCCAAAGCCTGCGATGCCGCGATGTAGGCGTTTGCCACGGCCTGCGCCGCGCCGACGACCTGGATCCGCTTCAACAGGCGTTGATTGTGCGTTCCGGTCGCGTTGTACATGTCCATGAAGAACTTCTGCGTCACGCCCAGCTTGTTCGCCAGGCCGGTCTTGTCCGCCTGCGCCTCCTTTGTGCGGATGGCGCGCATGCGGTCAACGTGATCCGCCTCGAACTTCTCGCGCTGCGCGCGCTGCGCCTCCTCGCTCAGTCCAAGTGCCTCAGCATATGCGGCGTAGTCGTCCAGCTTCTTGGCGTAGGCGGCGTTTTCCAGTTCAGCTTCGGAGTCGAACTCCTTGCGGAGGCGGTCCAGCTTGCTTTCGTGGGCCTTCTGCTCGTTCTCTGACTGCTTGGCAATCTTGTCGAGCTCGTCATTGATCTCGTTCGACCAGCGTATTTTCTGTTCTTCGGCCCATTTCTGCTGACGTTCGGCCTCTTTCTTGAGTCGTTCCTCTTCCTTGGGGTCGATGGCTTTCGCGCCGGTCGGCTTTCCCTTGGTGTCAAGCGCACCCGTTCCGGATGCCGACGCTGCCGCCGCTGCCTTGGCGTTGCCCGCTTCAATCTCGGCATCACGCTCCTTTAGGATAGCGTCAATGCTGGCTTCCTTGGCGCTCTGGATGGCCTTTGACCGCGCCTCGTAGGCTCTTTGGGCGTCTGCCCATGTCGAGCTAGTCCATATGGCATTCCAGCGGTCTTTTGCGCGCTCGAAGCGGTTGCTGGTGTCGTCGACGAAGGCAGCAATGTAGGTCGTCGTGATACCGATCATCGCCTTCACATTCGCAGGCATTTCAATGAAGGCGTTCGTGATGTACCAGCTTATCGACTTCGCCCCGTTCCCGACGCCGTCCAGCTTCCCGCTCAGCTTGTCGGCATTGTTCGCCGCATCGCTGAATGTCGCGCCCCAGGTTGCAAACAGCCGTGTCGCGTTCTCCAGCACAGGACCGTCGATGAAGCTGCTGATGCCGCCCAGCGCAGCGCCCAGCGCCTGCGAAGCCCCGCTTGCCTGATCTACCTTGCCGATCATGCGCGTGAAGCTGTTTTCCACCATCGTCATGCCTTGCCCGATGGTCGGCGCCAGCTTGCCAAACTGCTCGTTGACGGCGTCGCCCTGCTTGTTCAGCGCATCGATGATCGCCGCGGCGGTGATCTTGCCTTCCTGACCCATCGCCCGAAGCTGGCCGATGGTGATGCCCATGCCCTCCGCAATCGCCTTGGCAAGCGCCGGGGTCTGCTCTATCACGGAGTTGAGTTCGTCGCCGCGCAGCGCACCGGAGGCCAAGCCCTGCCCGAACTGCACCATCGCTGCGTTTGCCGCTTCCGTGCTGGCTCCCGACAAGGCGACCAATTTGTTGATGGTCTCAGTGGTCTTGCCGACATCATTCAAGCTCAGGCCGAGCGCCCCGGCGTTCTGTGCCAGGCGCTGGTAAACCTCCGCCGTCGCCTCGATGGGCTGGCGGGTTTCCTGACTGATCTTGTAAAGCTGTTCCTGTGCCTGCGTCAGTTGCTCGGTCGAGCTGGTCACCAGCTTCAAGCGGTTGCTGATGCCGTTGTAGGCGTCTGCCGCCTGCACGACCTCACGGATGCCGAACGCGATGCCCAGCGTGGCGGCCAGCTTGGTCATCGTGCCGACCGCCTTCTCGCCGGTGCTGGTCAGGCGGTCAAGCGAACCTTCCGCCTGATCCACCTGCCGGTAATCGGCTTTCAGGATCAGCTCAGCGATTGTTGTCATCGGTCATCACTCGTTGCACGGCGGTTTCGATACGCATCAGGGTTTCAGCCTCCCAGCCCAGTAGCGGTATCCCGGTCAGGTCGGACCACGATTTCAGCTCGGTCCATGTCAGGGCGCTGCCGCGCTTGATGGCGCAGTATCGTTCCCACAGGTAGGCCAGATCGGTCGGTATCGGCGGTGTGTCAAGCGCCTTCGGCTTGCGGCCGGTCTGTTTCCAGACGCTGTTCAGGTGGTCGCGGAGACGTCCCGTCCCCGGTTTCCCATCCGGGCCTGCCGGTGGGCGCTCTAGGGCTGCTTCGGCTCGGCAATGCTCGACAAGCCTGTCGAGCTGCTGCCGAAAAAAAGCGAGGCGTTTTCGCTGGTGCGGTCGATCCAATCGGCCAGATACGGCGCGTTTTCCAGAAGATCCATCAGGTTGTCGCGGCTGAATTCATCTTCCAGTGACCAGCCGGTGACCAGTGTTGCCAACAGGTCGCGGTGCATGGACTCTCGCAAACGCTGGCGCTCGGCCGCCGGTGTGTCCGCCGGGAGCATGGCGGCGGATGCCAGTATCTCTGCCCGCTTCTTCCGGAAGTCGTCGCAATCCACATGGCGGATTGTCATCCACTCGCCCGTGGGTTTTCCGTCCGGTCCCGGGATGTCAACGCGCCGCCCGGCATTGGCCGCCGGACGGGTAAACAGGTCAGATGATTTCATCAGGCAAGCACCCGCTCGATGACGATCTGCGAGGCGCTACCCGCGTCGTAAATCGCCTGGAACGGCAAGCTGATGCTGATCTCGCGCTCGCCGCCGACCTCCGGTTTTCCGCCGGTGAACTTGATCTTGGGAAGCGTAAACGTGTAGGTGTTCGTGCTGTCTGTCAGGGTGAACACCAGCGCGACCTCGGCCTCGGTGTCGAAAGCATCCAGCAGCGTGTCATCGGCGTAGAACGCGGTCAGTTCGCCGGTAACGATGGAGCGCCCGGCCGCGCCGCGAATCTTGGTGGTCTGGCCGACCACGGCCTGGTTCTCGATGCCGTTCTGCAGCTGCAGCTTGACGGCGGTCACCACGGACACGGAAGACCCGCCCACCGTGATATCGCCGGTCAGGGAGTCCATCGGGCGGTTCGTGGAGTCGGCAGTGTAGGTAGCGCCGCTGATCATCGAGCCGGAGCCGGTGTCGTCGTGGCCGACGATGCCGAAGGTACCCTTGACGATTCCGGACGCCGGGCACTCCAGCGACAGGGAGTTGATTTCAGCGCCAACCGTGCGGCGATACCGGCCGATGTCGGCAAAGTACCGCTCAAAGGTGAAGCTGCGGCGCGTGGTCCCGGCCTTGAGGGTATCGGCAGTCCATGTGCCCATCAGCGCGGCCTGAAGCAGCGTGTCGAAGGACACGGCGCGGAACTCAAATCCGATGTCGCCGTTGCTCTGACGCACGCCGTGACGGAAGTCCACCAGCTGGCGGTCGGAGCGGATGGTTTCGGACTGGAAGGTGTCCTTCTCCAGCCCCAGGGAGTGACTGGTCGGGTTGATCTGCTGGAACGCCGGAGTGGTCGGGGTGGTTCCGTAGGTGTTTTCGGCGATATACGCCAGACGGGCAAGACTGCCCCCTGCTACTGTCATGGTTGCCTCCGGACGTATGCCGAGAAGTTGATGGAGATGCTGGCGACAAGCCAGCCGTTTTCCGATCGGGGAGCCGATACCGACGTCCCGCGAATGATGACCTCCTGCCCGCCGTGCGAGATGCGACGGCCGGTCGGGTATGCCGTGCTGATGGTGTCGATCTGCGTCAGGATTTCTCCGTTTCCGCGTCCCGTCCGGAAGCACAGGTCTGCCTGAAAGATGCCGGTGACCTCGTTGCTCCCGTCGGCTCCCAGCGACGACACGTCATTCCCTGCAGGCAGGTAGTTCAGGCGCACATGGTCGCTTGTCGGGGCGGCGGTGCGCTGCGGCAGGATCGTCGGCAGGCCGAAGTCCTGCGCATCCCAGTCCGACAGGAACGCCGCCTGGATGTCTGCGTGTCTCATACCGCGTTCCCCGCCGCGACTTCGCTGATGATGGCCTTGATGCGGGCGAAGTTGACGCGGACCATGCCGGATGGTGCCTGGTTGCTCCAGCAATCGTATTCGATGCGCTCTGCGTAGGGTAGGTTGTTCACCAGATAGTTGACCGTCCCGACGCCGCCGACCGACTGCACGATTTCGCCCTGCACGATGCTGCCGCTCTTGTCGAATCTGGCAAGCTCGGCGGTGATCGGCGAGCCCTGCGAAACCAGCCAGTTCCCGCGAAGACGCCCGGTATCGACCGGCGTCGACATCACTGTGCTTGAAAACCACTTGATCGCCACGCCGCGACAGATGTCGTCCAGTGATTTATTCGTGCGCTCGGCGAACTTGCGCAGGTCTGCGGCAAATGTATCGCTCATCGCATCACCTGCACGAAGTAACAGAGCGGCGTACCGGCCGGGTTGATCTCCTTGATCTTGGTGATGGTCCACGCCACGGCCTGACCTTCGCTCAGAATGGTGCCGGGCGCGGCTCCGACGTTTTCCGATTGCGTGTTGCCGGACACGTCCAGCAGGTCTCCCACCAGAGGCGCAACCGATCCGTCAATGACCATCACCCGCTCGGATGACTGGATGCGCGTCCCGTCCGCCAGGTCGCGGTCGATGCGCGTGAACAGGCCGACCGTCGTCAGGTTGTTCGTGCCTCCGGAAACGGGCTTGTTCGTCACCGGGTCGAAGTTGTAGGACGGGCGCGTCAGGACGATGGCTCGTCCGAACTCCGTCAGCATCTCCGTCGCGGTGTCGGCCATGTCGGCATAGAACGTCATGCGCGTGCCACCACGAAGCCGCCGCGCTTGTAGAGCGGTGCCAGCAGGTTCTCCGCAGCCGTGAACTGCGGGAGGACGCGCTTGCTCGCGGCCTCGTAGTACTCGACATCCACCGCGCCTTCGACGCGCTTCCGCTTGGCGGTCCCGGTGTCGGTCGGCAGCACGTTCGGCTGCAGGGCCAGCGTGTAGGCGGCGACAGCCAGCTCGCACTGGGCCCGTACCAACTCGGGCGGGATGGTGGTTGTCAGGATCCAGTAGCCGTCAACGCTCACGCCGTAGCGCGGCCATTGCAGCGGTTGGGTGTTCTTGGACTTGATGCCCTGATACAGGTTTCGCTGCGCCTCGATGTAGTCCATCGCCTTGATCAGCAGCTTCTCGCATGCCGGATTGGTGTCGGGATAGGAGTACCCGCGAGCGTCGGCGTATGCCTTGAAGTCAGCCACGCTGACATAGCTGTTCGCGCTGGCGTTGTCGCCGGATCCTGTCTCTACCGTGATCGTCATGGCATGTATCCAAAAATTGATGGCCCGTCCCTGGGCCGGTGATCATCAGCCGAGCAGCAGCGCGGTGTGTTCAGGCTTGATGACCTTCACGCCCCACGCCAGCGCGATCTCGTAGCGGACCTTGCGGTAGCCGCCGTAGATCGCCACTTCGAACGACAGTCCGGAACGGTCATCGGTAATGGTCATCACGTCCAGCGCGTTGTCTCCTTCCTGCGGACGCTCCGGCAGACGGGTCGCCAGCACGATGGCCGAGCGGCTGAACGCCATGTTGCGGGCGGCGGCAGCGACGATGGTGATCGCGGTTTCCGACGCGGCGATGGCCTTGCGCAGGCCGGGAGCGGCAATGGTGATGGTGCCGCCATCGCTGATGTCGGCATCGCCGGAAACGACGACATACTGGTTGGTGTCACTGGCGAATGTGATCACGTCGCCAGCCACCACAGTCCCGGTGCCGCCGGTCGACTTGAGGGTGATGGTCGTGGCGCCGACGGCATAACCGGCGGTGTTGGTTTTGACGGTCGCGCCGGTGCCTGCCGTGCTTGTCACGATCTGGCCGGACTCGCGCACATTCAGGTCGGAGATGCGGGTGATTACGCCCTGGGCGGTGATCGGCAGCTTCGACTCGTCGCGGGCGCTGTTCACGTTAAGCAGGGTGCGCAGCGAAGAGCCGGCGGTGGTGTCCAGCACCAGGGCGGCGTCGGACAGGGGCGCACCGTTATCCACAAGGATCTTGCGGGCGGCGGTGAGGCCGGCGGTGTTGGTGGCGAACGGCGTGGTTCCGGCGGTCCCGGCGGCGCGGCTGAACTTGGTGTGCAGCGCGGTCAGGTCGGCCTCGACTTCGTTCACGGCGGCCCGCATGGCCTGCGCAATCTGGTTGGCGCGGATGCTCAGGTAGCCGGGGCCGGAGTTCACGCCGCGCTGTTCCTCGCCGTTCCAACTGAACGGGAAGGCGCGGGCCTTGGTGATGGCGATCGACACGTTGTCGATGGTCTGGTCGGCTTCCGCCGGGATGGCCATCGCCGGGGTGATGTCAGCGCCTGCGGTGTTGGCCGGAGCGATGGCGACGCGGACGTTCTGGTTTACGGCGGCGCGGTCAACGCTGGCATCCATCGTCACGGCGGGGATCATGCCGACCAGCTCGCGGGATACCACGTCAAGCGCGGCGTACAGGTCGGGAATCAGGTTCGTCAGGGTGTTGGTGGTCATTTCGGTTACCTTTTAGGTCAGTCGGTTACTTTTCCGCCATTCAGGGCATGCTGCTTCTGTGCATGCGGGTCCATCTGGTTGAATTGGGCGCGTGAAACGGTTTTGACGGCACCACCGCCACGACCATTGGCACCGGAGGCCCCGCCGCCGGTTGCCTTGGAGCCCGCGATCACCGGCGCGAAGGCCGGGTTGCTCGCAAACTCCGCTTTGAGTTCGTCAATGGTCAGCGCGGACGGCTTTCCGTCCTGACCGATGACCACGGTTTTCGGCTGACCGTCGCGGATTTCCACGGCGAGTCGGCCCTTGATGTGCGGCATCAACAGCGCGGCGGACCCTTGCACGGCCAGTTCATTGGCCAGATTGGTCGCCACGTTGTCCACCAGCAGGGTGTTCAGGGTGCCCCGGAGGCTGTTCAGCTCGTTGTCCTTGGCTGACAGCGCCTCGGTGTATTTCTGGTTCCAGCTCTTGTCGAGCGCCTCAGTATCTCCAGCCTTGCGGGCGGCTTCCTCTGCGGCCTTGCGAGCCATTTCCTCGGCTTCCTTGGCCTTGGCGGCGGCGGCCTTCTTCTCGGCCAGCAGTTCGTCCACCTTCTTCTTGAGGCCAGCCGTGTCGTCGCCTTGTGGGACGCCGTCAACCTTCAGTCGGAACTTCCCCGCTTCGGTCTTGTCGTAAAGTGAAGCGACGGACGTGTCGAGGCCGTCGAGCGAGTCGACTTCAAACTTGAGCATGGTTTTGCACCCTGTGCGTTGGTTTACCGGCTCTGCCGGTCAGATACCGGCCCGGGCGAATGCTTTCGGCTCCAGCCGTCGCATTTCATCCAGGGTCAGTGGTTGAAAATTGGTTCCGAGCTGCAACTCGGCAAAGCGTTCCGCGCTCAGGCCGCCGGAACGCAGCAACTTGGCGCGTGTCGTCCCGATGGCGATGTCCTGAAACTCTGCCGGCTGCGTCTTTAGCCATTCGTAATAGGTCTGGCTGGCCGGGACTTGCGCCCCGCCGCTCTGGCCCTTGCTGGCCCGCGTGGCGCCACGGTCGAGCACGTCAAACGCCTCGTCCAGCACCGGAATGGTCGTGCTGCGGCATGCGGGATGCAGCGGAGGTCTTGGCCCCTTGTCCACCGGGAACTGGCTGCCATCGAGGCTTCTGCATGTTGCCGTCGTCCGGCTGTCCAGCGTGGAAACCCACTGGACACCGACAATGATGTCAGTGTTGCGCTGGTAGAACGCGCTGCGGGCTGTTTGGGCGCAATGCTGCACGGCCGTCCGCACCAGCGTCGTGTTGCTGCGGTCAAGTCTGGCCATGGTGCCGTCATTGTAGCGCAGCGCCTTGGTGCCGCGCAGCGCCCTGACGATTTGGTCCGTGGTGTCGCCCTGGTAGTAGCCCTGACGGATGACGCCGGTGACCGTCTCGATCTGCGCGTCGGACCAGTTCATCAGCCACGGTTCCAGCAGCGCCCCGTCGTTGTAACCGGCAACTGCCAGCGGTGCCGACATGACTGCGACGCGGATCTGGTCGGCGGACGGAATGGCGGGCTCGAACGCATGGTCGGCGGAAACGGCGCGCAGCTGCTTTGCCTCTGCCTGCGCCTGCTGGATCGCCATGTCGATCAGGTCGCCGGTCAGCGCCGTGCGGTACTCGCCGAAAATGGTCTGCAGGTCGGAGGCGATTCCGTCCAGCAGTCGCGCCACTCTGACGGCCTGATATTCGGTGATGTCGCCCGCAATCAGACGGCGGCGCAGTCCGACCTCCATCCGCTCCAGGAACGTGCGAAACAGTCCGACCTGATGCGATTTCAGTCGCTCGATCATGACCTGGTTGCGCGTGGCGATGTTGATCGACTCCGGCGCAATTTGGCCCTGAACATCTGATGTCACGCCGTCAGCCCGCCAAGATTCAGGCCGGGACTGTTGGCCAGTTCCTCGGCGATCTGCTCATCTGTCTTTTGCGGGTCAATCAGGTCGAGGCGGCGCATGATGCGGAACAGGTCAGAATCCGGCAGCTTCCCGGCTTGATTCGCGGCAATGAGAGCAGCGACCATCGTGCCGTCCACGGAGAACATTCCGGGATCGACGTGAAGCGTGTACGCACAGTCTCCCGATGCGTTCATGAAGGTCAGCATCCATTGCAGGCACTTAGTGTAAGCCTCGGACACATTGGCGGCGCACAACGACAGAACGGAATGCTCTGCCTCCTGATCTCCCTGCGCCTCGGTTGCCGTCTTGATGGCATGGCCCGGCGTGATCAGCCGAGCCCCGATGGCCCGCATCTGCGCCTCCTTGGCGTCCATGGCCTCCTTTGCCAGCGTGTTCGGCTGCGCCTGGGCGAATCCGAAGGAACCGTTCTCGGGCAGCGGAAGGATGACCCGCGACCCGATGACGATGCCTTCCTTCTTGAGCCAGTCGCGCCATTCTTCGGTCAGCCCGGCCATCCACGGCTGCGGCTGCCCGTTGAAGAACACTGAATCTTCGTAGTCCGCCGAGTTGCGGTAGTGCGCCAGGTTCAGCACGGCCATGTCGTACAGCGGAGCAGGATCCACGCAAGCGCTGTTCGATTCCGATCCGACAAACGCGAACGGGATCTCGTTCCACGGGCGGCCGGAGCCGGTCAGCGGCGTGTATGTATCAACCATGACCCACTCGCGCTTCTCGTTCTGCCGGTAGATTTCAACGGTGTAGACGCCCTCGACAAGTCGAAGGACGCGGTACTGCTCGACCTCCTGCGTCTCAAACTCGTCAACCTGCACGGCCTGACATTCGCTGATGACCACCATCGCCAGCTTCAGGTAAGCGCCCTGCTTTTCCATCCGCCAGTTGATGACGTCTTCGGCCTCGTACTGGACGACAGTGGCACGGATCGCGCCGGATTGCATGTCGGCGACAGACGCGGTGCTTTCGGTGCGCGGGTAGTCCACCAGCAGGCATGCGCGGCCCTTCATCAGGACTTCTGACAGCGCCGACTGCGATTGCTGGTAGATGCTGATCCCTGCCCCGTCGATATCGTCGGAGGCGTAGGCGATTGCCGGGGGAACGGTCAGCGTCGGAGGATTGTCGAAGGCGCATCCGACCAGACTTTGCAGGGTGCGGCGCGTTGCGTTATAGAAAACGGCGCGCACCTTGTATTGCTCGTATCGCGCATCGGCATCGCGACTGGTGTCGGACGGATTCGGTCGCGGCAGGTAAGCAACTCCCGCCTCCTTGACCTCGTCTTCTCCGGCGCAAACGTCCTCTACCTTCTCCCACCGGGAGAGGCTTTCCGCATACTCCGGATGTTGGAAGGTAACGGCCATTAGAATGTAACTCCGAGCTTGATACTTTGTGGGATGCTGCGGCCTCTGGCGATCATGTCGCCCAGGGCATAGCGGACGGCATCCCACAGGTGGTTGTGCGCGTCGACGACGTCCGGCTTGACCTCTCCGGTCAGCCGGTCAACCTTGTAGCTGTAAAGCCTTGCCTCGCGCTGCATCTCCTTGCAGCGCGGATGGATGATGATTTCGCGGAAAGACTTGAGGTACTCGATCCCGTCTTCCACGCTGCCCGCCCACTTCCTGCAGGCCGTAATGCGCGGCAGGCCGTGGCGCATCAGGTAGCTGATGGACTCGGGCCGCGAGCTGTCGGCGCGGATGACGTGATCCTCGATGCCGGGAATGCAGCCGGAGACGTATCCCGCTGTCGCGTCCAGTTCCAACCCGGTCTTGACTGCCTCGCGCTCGATGAACAGGCGGCGTTCGTGAATCCAGCAGCGGACACCGGCCGTGGGGTCGTTGGCAAATCCGAAGTCCAGCCCGTGATATGGGCCGTCCCAGTCCGGGACAGGCTCGAATTCATCGACCTTGCACCGTCCGCCGAACACCTGAACTTCGCTGTTGCGGAGATAGTCGCCTTCCCAAATCCAGGCGTAGCGCCCGGGGTACATGGTCCGCTGGGCATGCCTGCGCTGCTCTTCCAGCTCTGGCGGAAACCACGGATTGTCGCCGTAGTTCATTTCCACGATGCAGGAGCGCGGCGGGGTCGTCTTGCGGAAGCGGTTATCAACCGGAGACCCTTCGATCTTCGGATTCCAGATCACCCAGATTTCCGACTTCGGAGCCCGGATTGTCGGCTCCAGCGCCTCCCAGGAATATTCCGGGACGTCCTCCGCTTCCTCAACGATGCACAGGTTGATTCCGGCGGTGGACTTGATGGAGCTGATGCCGTGCCGCAATCCCTTGAACAGGAACTCCGTGCCGCTGGTCTTGCAGCGCAGATAGTCGATTCCGACATCGTATGCCGCTGCCAGCCATGGCTCTGATGCGATAGCGTTCTTCAGCTCGGCGTGGAACGATTCCTTGATGCTGTCCTGAATGTCACGTGTGCACAGGATGCGCAGCTTCTCGGCATATCCCCAGATCGCCGCCATCTTTGCGAAAGTAAACGACTTGGCCGACCCGCGACCGCCATATGCTCCGCGATACCGGTACGCGCCCCGAGGCTGGCTGAACATCGGCACCAGCTTCGGCGGTATCTCAACCCGCGCCGTTGTCACCTGGGACAATCTCGATGCGAGTCACGGGAACGATGGCGGACCCGTCCGGGTTCTGGTGCTGAAGAATCTTCTTGTCGAATCCGGTGATCTTGGCCTT